TATGATTGAACTACTAAATTTATTTACAATTATTGCAAGTATAATAGTTTGTTATATATTTATAGCGAGACCATGAGCACTAGAGCATGTTATACATTTAAAGACAAAGAAGGTGCATATAGTGTTTATTATCATTATGATGGATATCCTTTAAATGCTTTACAAATGATTAGTAAAGCCAAAGAGGCAGCTTGGGAATTTCCACGATTTGAAGCTGACGAATTTGCTGCAGCTTTTTGTTGCATTGCCAAAGATGGAAAACGTGGCGGAGCAAGGTTAACCGAAGGACCACATAGACATGGTGATTTAGCATATCGTTATGATATTTGGTTTGATAAAAATAATCTTATGGTAACAATCTGGCAAGTAGATTTTCATAATGAAAAACGAATAGATACAGGTAATATAAATGAGATGTTATCTAAATATGTTGCAAGAAAAGAATAATATTGTTTAACTTGATTTTTACTCTTATATTTTTAAATTAAGTTAAATTAATAAAAAGGAGAAAGTTATGGATATAGATAAACTTAAGGAGTTATTTAAGGATATTAAATATCAAACTGATTACATGTCCGGGAGTTGGGGAGATACTTCAATGTTATCTCGTATGGCTCGTGAAGATGGCATAAGTCCTTGGAAAATAGAACAAGCTATTGATAAATTCTGTAAAGAGAATAATATCAATCTTGACGAAAAGACTTGTGTTATATGTAATAAACTTTTTACTGAGTTTGGGGCTAACCCACAACCAGTAAAAGAGAGTGGAGTATGTTGTAAAAAATGTGATAACGAAGTCGTGATACCGGCTAGAATGGAGGGCTTAAATGCCAAAAAATAGTGTCTCTGATGTTGTAGCTTTATCTTGGTTACAACGAGAAGAAAGAAGAAACGAAGAAGGGAGTGTTACAGATAAAGAGTTGAAAAAGTATATTGATGACTTTAGAGAAAACACTCTTGTTGTAAAAGCAGATTATAACGAAAAACCACAAGACTTGAGGAAGTATAATATTCAAGTTATAACTAATCGGGCTATGTATAGAGGCTATGATGTCTACTTTACTACTGAAGGTTTCGATATAATACTTGCTGATGCTCTTATCCATAGAGAGAAAAATGATAGCGATCATGCTGGAAAGAAATATAAAGCTATGGAGCATATAGATAATATGCATAGAGAGTTACAAAAGCAAATAAATACTAACATTCAAAGAGTAGACGCACAAGTCAAAATAAAACGATAGTTGTTTAATATTGTTCTTCTTTCTATAATTTATAATTATAAATAAATATAGAAAGGAGAACTAAATGTATAAATTAAATTATCTTGAAAGATTAGAAAATAATAACAATCATATTGGATATATTTTATCATTAGAAATGGGACCAACACATTGGTTTTTGTTAGATTTAGAGTTTGACATAAGGTCAGTATTAAACCCATATGCTAACGATGGAACAGATTATACTAATAAAAAGGTTGATTCTATTCCATTATTTAAAAAACCATTTCAAAATATATTTTCAGATAAATCTATTAATTTCCTAGAAGATTATTCAGAATATTATGCTGATGAATGGTATCAATATAACATTGGCAATACAAAAGATTACGAGTACCACGATGAAAGTGTTAAAGAGATATTTAAAAGTGTAGCAAATACTTTTTAATCTTTAATTTACATTGTTGAAATAATCGCTATATTAGGATAAATATGGCGATAACTATTGACCAAATACATCAAACTAATGAGGCAACCTTATCCCACATGGAAAAAGCTTTCTGTGAAGGTATAGCTAGTGGAAAAGGTAAGAGACAAGCGGCTGTTGACGCAGGTTATTCTGAAACTTCAGCTCATGTACAAGCTGCCCGCAACTTAAAGAAGGATAAGATTATCCAATACATCGATAGATTGCGGGTTGATGCTAGGCGCTTAACAAGTGAGTCTGTGTCAAAAGAGGTTGAGAAGCTTGACAAAGTGTATGCTGATGCTTGTGGCAAGAAGCAGTATTCAGCAGCAGTCAATGCGATAAGGTTGAAGTCGCAGTTGTTAGGGTTTTTGATTGAGAAGAAAGAAGTACAACACTCAACACTTGATGCTATGAACGATGATGAGATGTCCACATACCTAGACAAGATAGCAAAAGACCACAACATTCAGTAGCAAGCAACCCGGCCTTGTTGAAGGCTGTTGAAAGTGGCTTGTTGAAATGTGCTTGAACCTAGCGGATCAGCACGGATCCTAGGATCAAGACGGATCAGCAGGGATCAGGAAAAATAAAAAAAAATGAATGATTGAAAAAGCTCTATCCTATCATTACGATAAAATAATCAAATAGTAAAAAAAAAGTTTCTAATTGATATTAAATAAATATTAATAAATAAATTAAATTAATTAAAGAAAGTAAAATTATGATTATATACTATTTTAGGAAATTAATATTAACTATGTTTTTAATATTATTATATGCTTATATTTCTATTTAAACTTACAATAGAATAACAAAAACACAATAAGAACGAAACGAGAACAAAACGAGTCCGTCCATAATATAACTCAACCGATTTTTTTTCTTTTAATTTCTTTTAAAATAAAATAATATTCTAATAACTTTTTAAATTAAATTAATAAATAAATTATTATCTTTAAAAAGTTAGAAAGTAGAAAGCTATGAAAATAGAAAAAAATAAAATAGTCGAAAATAAAATCGCTTTATCTTTTAGAGAGTTTAAAGATAAAAAAATCTTATTTAGATTATTTAATAATAAAAGAGATAAAACGAAGTCTTTTATTATTTACGAAAAAGCTAAATTTTCGACTAATATCGAAAAAGCTTTTAATAACGATTATCGTAAAATAGATATCGAATACGATACTACGAAAAATAATCGTTTTAAGAAAGTAAATCTATTAATAGATTTAAATTCTTATCTAGATAAAAATAAGAAAAATTTATATCTAGATTTATTAAACTCGAATAAAGAGTTTATTAAAAAAAATAAAGTAAGTAACGAAATATTAGAAAATATAAAATATTTCGAAACTAAAATTAATAGTCTTTAATAACTATTAATTTAAATTAGAGAGCGAGTTTAATTACTCGCTCTCTTTTTTTTTATCTAACGCTAAATTAAAAAAAACTAATCTAAAATAAAAAGCTAATTTAAAATAAATAGTATTTAAAAATCGTATTAAGTTTAATTAAAAAAAAACGTATTAAGTTTAAAAAGCGAATGGGCTCTTTCGAGGGAGAAAGAGTAAGAAAGAGTGATGAATGAGTTAAATGTATATAAATTTTATAGCTGTACATTTTGCTTTTTAAATAGTAGCCTACTGAAAAAATATAAGGAGTATCTTATGATTTTAAAAATAAAAAATAAAATTAAAAGTTTAGTGTCTTGGCTTAAAACTTTTAATGTGTGTCAATATATACCTTTTTCTTCAAAATTATGGAAAGACGGAATGTGTCCTTTATGTAAATCAACTAACTGGAGCTGTGGAATAGCAATAGTTGGTATTATAGCTTTAATCATTTTTCTTTCTTAAACTTAACGAATTAAATTATTGGAAAAAACTTTAGATTTTATAACAGTGGGTATATGCTTATTGTTAATGGGAGTAACTTTAACTCCTATTTATATAGTACAGCTTATACTAAAATGGTGTAGATATGCAAGTTTATTAATATCTTGGATACTACAAAAAATAATTTTGTCACTGAACCTAATTACTGACTATTACGGAACTTTAATAGTTTCTTTACGAAATAAAAAGTAATTTAGGTGCTGTTTCACTAAACGGTAGGGAGACTTACTAGAAACAGGGAGGACGGTGGGCAAATATTTTTGTTTATATATTCATATAAACAGAATAAGGTGAAATATGTCCATATCAGTTTTACTTCCTACTCGTAAAAGAATTCCTTTAATTAAGAGATGTACAGAATCATTATTAGATAATGCTAAAGAACCCGATAAGATTCAACTACTTTATGGAGTAGATGACGATGATAAGGAAAGTATAGATTTTTTAAAAGATGTTAAACATCCTGCTAGATCAGTAATTAAGTTTAAAAGATTAGGTTACGAAAATTTACATAGATACAATAATGCTCTCTCTGTATATGCTCAAGGTACATGGATCATGATCTTTAATGACGATGCTATAATGCAAACTAAAGATTGGGATTCAGAAATAGGAAAGTTTGATGGCCAATTTAAGTTGCTCCGAGTAAAAGAATCAACTGGTCATCCTTACAGTATCTTTCCTATTGTACCCTGGGATTGGTTTAGATGTCTAGATCATTTAAGTTTACATGGCCAAAATGATGCGTGGCTCTCA